CCAACAAGGGCAACTTCAATGGGTACTCATTCAAGGATGAGATGATCTGTGATGGCATCGAGAACTGCATCAAATACTTCGACAAGTTCAAGCCTGAGAAGTCATCCAACCCATTTGCATACTACACCCAAATCATCTACTTCGCATACCTTCGTCGTATCGCCAAGGAGAAGCGTCAATATCAGCTGAAGCATAAGATCATCCAATCGGTCGGCAACATCGTGTATGAGCTGCAAGAACAGGATCAAGGATCGGATAAAGAGTTCGTCAACTCATACAGAGAGTTCCTGAAAGAATTTTCAAACGCTGAGTTGCCGAATGTTGTGAGGAAAATTAAGATCCCTAAGGAGGTCGTGATGACCTGCCAAACATTAGATATTTTAGAATGAATCCAGAAAAACTTGAATACCAATGTCCATATTGCCATGAGTGGATACTGAAGACTGAATATGGCAAGCATGAGAATCATCATAAAGGGGATTGGCTGATGAGCAATCCCCCAACAACACTTGAGGAACTTGAGCGAAGATTGAGACCTTTAGGATATTTTGACGAACGCTGAATATCAATAGTATTGTTTTAGATCAGGGAAATGTTTTGAAATATGACATCTCGCATAAGTCTTTTTATTATGAATCATAGAAAGAAATGGTATCAACGCTGGGTTTATTATACCTCTTTCTTTTTTAGTATCCATCATCTTTTGGAGCACTATAGGATTATCCATTCCAGTTCCTCGCTCCTTCTTGCTGTCCTTTGCTTTTTGAATAGTTTCTGGATTTTTCATAGCATTCTCGATACCTTTTTCTTTACAAGTATCTCTGAACTTTTGTATAGATTCAGGACTAGAGTTGTTTAATGTTCCATTCTTAGCTCTTGTTGCTAGGTGTTTAAGAACAGATTCTGGATTTTTCATAGGATTTTCTAATCCATTCTCTTTTCTAGTATTGACCATCTTTTGATATACTATAGGGTTGTTCATTCCAGAGTTCCTTCTTTTCTTTGTTTCTTTCGTTTTTTGAACAGATTCTGGAGTTGAGTGGAATGTTGCTGATCCATTATTACCATTGAGCCATTCTGGAGACTGAGCAGCAGATATTCTTGTGAGAAACTTTGTTTCCCAAGATCGTGCTTGTTTTGCGGTGATAAATGTTTTTCGAACTTGGGATGTGAATGATTCTTTGCCGTGTTCTTTGATGAGATCGGCTATCGTTACAGAGGAAGTGAAATAGGTTGTCCAGAGTTGTTCTGGATGGCAATCTTTTGCATATCGAACGCCATAGTATCTTTTCCCTGTTGGGATAAAGGTGATGCAGTATGTGAATGGTGTATAAATATCGTTGCTGGTCATGGTAGATCCTTACTGAATGAATGATTAGAGCCGTTAGGTGTTTGCCGCACCGTGATCGGCATTTTTATTGCCTTACATCTATTTATACAAAATAAATCTTTACTTTTTGAGGTTTATAGGGTATAATAGACATATAAACTGAAAATAAAGGAACAATATGAAAATCTGTATTCTTGGCGATACGCACTTCGGGGTTCGCAATGGCAATACCAACTTCCTAGCACTGCAAGAGAAGTTCTTCCTCAAGGTCTTCGTGCCATACCTCATCGAGAATGACATCAAGACTGTATTCCAGATGGGAGACATGTTCGACAAGAGGCGTTCAATAGACTTCCTTTCCCTTGCTGAGAGCAAGGCTTTCTTCTTCAAACCATTGCAAGATGCTGGCATCAAGTTGCACACTCTCCTTGGCAACCATGACCTGTACTACAGAGAGTCCTTATCGGTGAGCTCTTCAGGGTTGTTGCTCGGGGAGTTCCCCAACCTAACCATGTACGATTCCCCTACCAAGGTGATGTTTGATGGAACATCAATCGACGTCATTCCTTGGATCTGCAAAGAGAATGAGATGGATGCTTTCGAGTTCATCCGAGACAGCAAGTCTGATCTATGCTTCGGACACTTCGAGATCCTTGGCTTCAGCATGTACAAGGGCATGGAATCGCACGATGGCGTATCTGGCAATCTGTTCGCCAAGTATGAGGGAGTGTACTCGGGTCATTTCCATACCAAGTCTGACAAGGAAAACATCCACTATGTTGGGACTCCGTATGAGATGACGTGGTCAGACTACAATGATCAGAAAGGATTCCACATCTTCGACACGGACACCAGACAGATTGAGTTCATCAAGAACCCATACACGATGTTCCTTCGCCATGAGTACAACGATGAGCTGAACGATTACGACACGATAGACATCGAGCAGTTCCAGCAGAAGTACATCAAGATCGTCGTGGTGAAGAAGACTGACTACTACAAGTTCGACCTGTTCCTGAAGAAGCTGTATGAGAGCGATACCTATGAGATCAAGATTCTTGAGGATCTATCGGATTTCTCTGAAGGATCCATCGACACTGATCAGGTGAGCATTGAAGATACCTCGCAAGTTCTAGAACACTATATAGATTCAGTGGCTGACGATACAAATCGTGAAAGGGTCAAATCTTTCATCAAAGGACTGTACCTTGAGGCAAAAGAGGTTGTTTAGCTGCTACATTAGCTTTACGAGTTTCAGTTCCTTTAGCTATGGATTCTGCTGATCGTTTCTTACCTATCTGAGCTGCAGACATATTTGCCTTGGCTTCAACCGACCGAGGTCCTTTTTTCTTACCCATCAAAGCAGTGGATCTTCTAGCGTTTGCTGCTGCTTTTTCTTCTGGTGATTTATTGGACATGGTCTCAGACATTTTCTTGAATATTGCTGCTTTTTCTTCTGGTGATTTATTGGACATGGTCTCAGATATTTTCTTGCTTGTTGCTGCTTTTTGTTCTGGTGTTCTGTTAGCATGGGCATCAGAATATTTCTTGACTGTTTCGACAGACCTTATTCTACCTTTCCTTGATCCACCAGTCAACCCATCTTCTAGGATTAAATTTGCCCATATAGTTGGAGTGGTGTCTATGTTATTTTCACAGGAGAAATGTAGAGCAGGTTCTCGGATAGATGTATCATAGTATAAATCTGATAGCCAGATTGTTTCGACGAACTGCTTGCCATGTTTCTTTATGTGTCGATTCCAATAAACTCCAGATCCAAGATAGTTTATGGGATCTGGACTTGTGGTTTTGCCGAAGTATTTTAGACCTGTTACAGAATGTTGTTTGATATAGAGATATGTTGGTTTTATTTCTTTATAAGTAAATGTGCTGGTCATAGTAGATCCTTACTGAATGAATGATTAGAGCCAATAGGATTGTAGAGATCCGTGATTGGTATTTTTCTTTACTTTTAACGACTTTCGTTATATAATAGTATTTATATAAATTAAACATTAGGAAATTTTATGATTGAGTTCAGATATGCCCAGTGGCAAAACCTGCTATCAACAGGAAACGTCCCAACCAGAGTTGAGTTGAACACGCATTCATCAACTCTGATCATCGGCAAGAATGGCAATGGCAAGAGCACCATCTTGGATGCCTTGACCTTCGCCCTGTTCAACAAACCATTCCGCAACATCACCAAGGGGCAACTGGTCAACTCGATCAATGGCAAGAATCTATTGGTGACTGTTGAGTTTGAGTCGGCAGGGAGCGTCTATCGAGTGGTTCGTGGCATCAAGCCCAACCTGTTCGAAATCTGGAAGAATGATATCCTGATCACCCAAGATGCTGCATTGAAGGATTACCAGACGGTCTTGGAGCAACAGATCCTCAAGATGACCTATAGGACTTTCTGTCAGGTCGTGATCCTTGGGTCATCATCGTTCGTGCCATTCATGCAGCTCTCCGCAGGCAATCGTCGTGAGGTCATCGAGGATATCCTTGACATCAGAATCTTCAGCACCATGAACTCCCTTCTGAAGGAAAAGATCCAACTCACCAAGCAGCAACTCGACAATGTATCAACCAGCATCCAGATTGCAACGAGCAAGGTGAACAGCCAACAGACCTTGATAGATAGCATGATGACATCTAAGCAGGTGCATGTTGAGGGAATCCAGAGCAGAATCCTCAAGAATCAAAAAGATATAAATACTACCGAGCAAAACCTAAAGCATATCCAAGAAAAGATCGAGGCATTGCAGATTCAGATTGCAGATGGTCCTGTTGTCCATAGCAACATAGCGCATGCCAACTCCATGATCAAAACCATTGCGCACAACAACAGCACCATGGATAAGACCTTCCGCTTGTTCGATGACAACGACAGTTGCCCATCGTGCTCCCAGAACATACCCCATGAACACAAATCAACCATACGATCTACCCTCCAGACGGAATACGACCTGAACCTCGTTGAGATTGCGCAACTTGAACAGGAGATCGAGAAATGCACCATCAGAATGGCAGAGGTTGCCATTGTAGCGAAGGATGTTATTGCCTCAAGAAATGAGGTGTATACATTCACTTCTGCCATCGAGACTCTCAACAAGCAGAACACTGGTCTTCTTCTGGATATCAAGGAGACCCAGAAAGACCAAGGCAACATTGATGCTGAGCGATCCAAACTGAAGGAGTTCGCATCAACCGCCATCGACAACATCGCCATCAAGACGGTGCTGCAGGAACAGAGGAACATCGAAGATATCGCATCTATCCTGTTGAAGGATACTGGCATCAAGACTGCAGTCATCAAGGAGTATCTCCCCATGATGAACACCTTGATCAACAAGTATCTGACTGCGATGGACTTCTTCGTTCAGTTCACCATCGACGAATCATTCAACGAATCGATCAAATCCAGATATCGCGACGACTTCACCTATGCCAGTTTCTCCGAGGGGGAACGCAGCAGAATCGACTTGGCATTGCTGTTCACATGGCGGGAGATTGCCAGGATGAAGAACTCTGCCAACACTAACCTTCTGCTTTTGGATGAAGTGCTTGAAGGATCATTGGACTCTGCAGGAACTGAGTACATCACCAACTTGCTCACCACTCTTGGAGACTCTTGCAACGTGTTTGTTATATCGCACAATGTTGAATCAATCTTGGACAAGTTCGCCCACGTCATCACGGTGGAAAAAAGACATGATTTTTCTGTCATTGCTTAAATAAACGCTTTACTTATTCGGTTTATAGAGTATAATAGCTCTATAAACTAAATAAAACAAAAAAGCGAAGGAATATATATCATGATGAAAACAAATAGAATCGGTAATGGACACTTTGAAGTTCTCTGGAATGGGGAAGTAACTGAGTACACTATCGTGAATGGTTCTCTAGGTCAAAGCGGCAAAGAACCAAACATGTACGGAACCTGCAACAAGTTGACTGGAAAGATAAACTGGCATGGTTCTATCCAAAGATGCAAAGCCTTGTTGAAAGTTACTTTATCAAAAAGAGCGAAATAATCGCTTTACTTTTTGAAATAGTCGTAGTATAATAGATATATAAACTAAATAAAGAGATAATGATGAAACGAACCTACTATGCAAAGATAAGACCGAATGGCGAAGGCAACCTGATTGAGATAGAAACGATAGCCTCAAGCATGGATCAAATGCGTTCAATCATAAAGGGCATGTATGGCAAGAAGACTGAGATACTCAACGCACGAATGGTATAAATAGAACATACCATCCAAGCTTATGGTGAGGATTCTCACTGTAGCTCACATCGGGTGGTACGGCAATGCTGAAAGTCGAAAGGTAGTGGACGCACTATCGTAGAAAGCACTTATATTGTTTTGTTATATGGTATTGCTAGTGGTTGCAAACACTTCGGGTATGGTAATAATGAGGTTCGAATCCTCGCCCCGTGTGGTGATACTATATAACAAAACACACTCGCCTTTGATCAAGGGGAGTTTGGATAACTCTATCTTATTGAATAAGATACTACACGGTTCGATTCCGCACAGAGTGTGCTTTACAAAATAAAGCTTTACTTTATGAGTTGCCTAAGTTATAATAACTCATAAATTAAACAAATGAGGATTTATATTATGTTTATCGTATACTTATATGTTAGAGCTACAATGGTAGGGCATACTAAATTTGGAACCATCAAGGAAGCAAATGAATATGCCGAGCAAAAGACTTTATTAGGTTATAAAGTATTGGTAGTTGATAAAACCTAATATTGCGGGATTGGTATATTGATTGTGCCCTAGCCTTCCAAGCTAGTGAAATGGGTCTGATTCCCATATCCCGCTCAAGAGCATGTGTAAGGTCGCTCCTTACCGCAAACGTCAGCGTTAGGCGTGACAGGCAAGGAGAGAGATCCGCACAAATTTAATTTCTATCTAAATTGGTAGAAATACA